GCGCGACTCGTGCCGCTTCTGTTGGTGTTCATCGGCGTTCTGCCCGCGGCTATCACGGCAATGGTTGGCCTGGCCGCCGCCGCCATCGCCGCCGCCGCATCACTCGCCGCTATCGCGGGCTTCGGTGCCCTGGGAGTTGGCATGGCGGGCGGACAGTTCGACATGGCACGTCTAACAGAGGTGTGGGAGGATGTTCAGAGTTCGTTCCTCGAAGCCTTCGGGCCGCTCGCTGAACGGCTTGAACCCCTGTTCATGGACGCTATCGACGGCCTCGAACGGTTCTTTCAGGCTGTCGCTAACCAAGGAGACGCACTGATGGCTCTCACGGACGAGGCGAGAGCGTTCGGTGGTTTCCTCATGGACTTCGTTCCTGACGCTTTGCGGACGCTTACGGGCCTTGTGGAGGCACTCAGCCCGCTGTTTGCGGCGTTCGGTAACTGGCTCGACCAGAACTTCAACAGCATCGTGCGCGACCTCGCCTCGCTGACGATGCAGGCCGCGCCCGCCATCGCCCAACTTATCATCAAGTTGGGGCAGGCGGTTCCGTGGCTCGTGGAAATGTCCATTGGGTTCACGATGGTCGCTAATGTCATCGTTGACATCCTCGGCCTCCTGAACCTCCTGATGGGCCTCCTCGGCATCAACGCTCGCGTGTTCGGTATCGTCACTGCGGCGGTCCTTGCACTGGCGTCGGCCATCGCACTGACCAACCTGTTCCTGAACTCGTTTATCGGAACAGCACTCATCGGCGCTATCACGTCGATGTATCGGTTCGCCATCGCTACGGCGACCGCGAGTTCGAGCATGACGGTGTTCGGCTCTACGACCATCGCCAGCGCCATCGGAGCACTGGTGAGTTTCGTTGCATCGCTCATCACGAGCGGTGCCGCGCTCCTTGGCTTCTCTGTGTCGGCGTACACGGCCACTGCGGCGGCGGCGGCGTTCCTGACGGTCATTACCCTTGGGGCTGGCGCGGCGCTTATTGGCGTGGCGCTGGCGGCCTCCTCGGCCTTCTTAGGGCTGGCGGGGAACATCGACTCCGCTACGTCCTCGCTCAAGGACTTCGACCGCGTTTCGAGCAAGACAGATGGGTTCAACCCGTATGGCGCTGGTACGAGGGGCGCTGGAGCGGCGGACGCTGGCACTGGTGGTCGCTCTGGCTCGGCTGGCTCGACCGTCATCAACATCGAGTCGAGCGGCGACCCCGACGAGGACCGTAGTAACGGGCGGTACGCTGGCTGGAGGCGTGGTCGAACGACTGGAGGTAGTAACTAATGGCAAGTATCCGAGTTATCAACGAGGCTGGAGAACTCGAAGTGCAAGAGGTCGTCTCGCGGGAGGCAACCGTCTCGCCGTCTGACAGACCAGACTTCGAGCCTGCCGTCACACAGCGCGTGGAGTACGACCACACTGGCCAGTCCTCGTCCATCACAACGACGTGCGGGGAGACGGAGAATCGGCGTGAGAGTGACGAGAAGCCCGACATGACTATCGAGGGCATCCTGGTCGAGGACCAACTTGAACCCATCAAGCAACTCAAGGAGGGCGAGAAAATCACCCTCGTCTCAGACGTTCACCAGGGACAGGTGTTCGTCAAGCGAGTGACCATCGAGCAGACGCCCGACCTCATCCACTACATCGAGAACGGCGAGGAGCAACTCGCGTTCGGCTTTCAACTACAACTCAAGCAACCCGAATAATCATGGCTGTTGATGACTCTTTCGAGGGATTTAACGCGCCCGAACTCCCCTCTCCCGACCTCGACTTCTCCGTGAAGGAGCGCGCGGCAACGAATCCCGACGTTGTTGTGGACATCAAGCAGGGCGAAGACTGGGTACGGATGCCCGTCACGCTCACCGAACTGTTCATCAACAAGGACGGTCCCGCGCACATCACTCGCACGGCCAAGGTTGAGTTCCCCGCAGAGTGGGGTGGACACAGCATTTCACAGTACGTTAACGGGTTCCAGGCACAGAATCAAGTCGAGACTGGCGACCCCTACGACGAGTGCCGCATCTTTATGCGGGACCAGTACGACGAGCAGTGGCAAATCGTCCACTACGGATACGTGGGCGGTGTCGGCCCTGCGAACGACACTGGCGTCTTCAAGTTCTGGTGTTACGATGCGGCTGACCTGATGAAGGGAATACAGGTCAGTAAGTCGTTCGGTGAGCCGACCATCGCACAGGTGATGGACTTCGCGCTCAACGGCACCGATGAGAACGGGCGTGATGTCGGTGTGAACCAGCGTTCCGTCTTCGAGAACGTTCGACCATATATCGCTGGCGTACAGGAGGTGAAACGGCAGAAGGCTGACACCCGCGACCTGGGCGGTGAAGCCATCGAGGGCGGTGACATCGGATTCGGTGTCGGGCCGTTCCAGATTAACCTCACTGACCTGATAGACGACATCTTCTCGTACCTCGTTGGTACGGAAGTAACCGATGGCATCCTCTCTGGCCAAAAGCGATTCCAGTTGAATCGGCATAACATGGTGGACCTCATGGACTGGTTCGCCGCAGAGGTCGGCGGCAAGTGGCACTTCGAGCCGACGCCAGACGGACCCATCATGTATTTCGACAACACGACCTCGCGCGGTATCGAAGCGCCAGACGGGGAGATGGCTCGCCGCGTGTTCGTGGAGGAGGAAATCATTAACGATGCCGACATCGACCCGCAGGGCGACGACGCCATCGGGCCGAGCGGCTTCACGGACAAGGAGGTATTCTCCCCCGTCGATACGCTCGATAACAGTGCGCTCGCGGACATCAAGCCATTCAACGCACTCTACCTCTACGGTGAAGCGACGACCTATCGAGAGCGATACAACCGCCGCTACGGGTCGGCTGGCTCCGCTGGTGCGTACACGGAGGAGTACCCCTACGTGAAACTCATCTACGAGCCGCTCCTCGAACGTGCGGGAGGATACGAGTATTCCGCTCCGCCTGTCGAGAGTGACAAAATCTACCTCGACCAGGCAAAGAACCAGGCTATCGAGGAGTTCCGTAAGCACCTGGCCGAGGAGTCTGAGGGAGAAATCATCCTCAAGGGAGAGCCACACATCCTTCCCTTCGATTACCTGCGAACGGTGCCCGTCTGCAACGACACGTTCCCGAACGTAAGCGCAGACCCCATCACCTACGAGGTGAACGCCGTGAAGCACGTGCGTGGCGCTGGCGACCGATACAAGACTGACATCCGCTGTAGTATCGTGTTCGCGGAGGAGGACTTGACGGTCGCTGAGTCCAGATACCAGGAGGCCTAATATATGGCACGAAACAACCCATCGAACCCGTACACTCGTGACCCCGCTCACACGGCGAAGGACGTGCCACTTCCCGTGCAGAAGGCGAAGGTGATGGCCGCTGGCGACCACCCCGAGGACGATGCGTTCCACACGGTGAAGATTCGGGTCTACGGCGACCAGGCCCCCTACATCGCACCCGTCCTCACGCCCGTTATCGGGTCTGTCTGGATTCCGAAAGAAGGACAGGACGTTGCGGTCATCTTCGGTGACAGTAACAAGCCGTGGGTTATTGGGGCGTGGTATCCGCTCGACCGTGTTGAGGACGGTGAGATAGACCTTCCAGACTACGAGGAGGGCGACGTGCGACTCGGTAACGAGTCTGGCTCTGGCGTCACCGTACACAACGACGGACACATCAGTATTATGACTGATGGCACAGAACGTGTTGACATCGACCACCAAAGCGCGTCCATCTTCCTCAACACGAATTATTCACTCCCTGGGGACAACTCGTACTACAAGATACCGTTCAATATGATAGAGGACGATAAAGAACAATTGTTCAATGCATCGAACAATTCCATCGTCACGAAGGCCGATGGACTGCACCGTATCTCCGCCTCGATGGAGGTCCCAACGCCTGGACAGAACAACGAATACTCTATCGCCGTGTTCGTGAACGGCACCGAGCGCAAGCGTGTGAGCAACCAGTCTGCGGTGAACGAACCGCTCAGCATCCAGGTTCAGACACAGATTCGTCTCGACCCCGAGGACGAGATTGATATTCGGGCGAAGAACAACAGCGGAACGAATCGCACGGTTCTCGGGTCGCCAGTTACGACCGAGTTCAACGTGCGGAGGGCAGGTATCTAATCATGGTAGACTATCCAACAGACCTCGACCTCGACAGCAGTAAAGACGTTTACCTCGACGGCTCGAACGACCTCGCAGTGGTCAGCGGCGAGGCGCAACTACGGCAGTCCGTCGCCATCGACGCGATGGACGAGATACAGGAGTTCATCGGCGGGCGCGTCACGGGGAAGAACGTTGGTCTACTGGAGGAACGCCTCCGTAGAGCGTTCAACGACGACCCGCAGTTGGACGAGGTGGTCAATGTCAACGTCGTGGAGTACGACCGCCGCACGAATGAACTCGTCATCGAGGCCACGACAATCGAAAACGAAAACTTCACAATCGAAGGGTTAACCGCATAACATGCCAGTTCAAGACGGATTCTACGAGCAGTTGACGACAGACGAGATTCGGTCTGCACTCGAAAGCGAGTTGCAGGTCGAGTTCGGCCAGAACATCGACCTCACGGAGTCGTCCGTGTTCACGACCCTGGCTAACGTCCTCGCAACTGTTCTCCACGACAATCAGGAGCAGAGCCTACAGGACGTGTACGAGAGCGCGTTCCTCGACACCGCCGCGGGAGAAGCCCTTGACGACGTAGTGGCCATCATCGGCCTCCAGCGCCGTGACGCCATCCACTCGACTGGAGTCGAACGATTCTCCGCCACGGGTCCCGTCGTACAGGACTACCCTATTCAGAGCGGAACGACCGTGCAGACTGGTGGCGACCAGCCAGTCGAGTTTGAGACGACCGAACCAACAACGCTCGAACTCATCGACTCGTTCGAGGGCGGGTCGCTGTCGATGTATTCTGGAAATACTGGCAACGCCAGCATCGTGACCGATGCGAGCGCCCCGCAGGGAGATAACGTTCTCGAACTTGACGCGACCGACGGCGCACACATCTACAACGACGACGTTAACGTCCAGCGCGGGACGACGTTCCACGCACACTTCAACCCGACCGCGGGGACCGCACCCGCAGTGACGTTCGCCATCCAACCGACAGAACCCGACACGTACTACCAGGTCGTCGTGGACGACGGTGCGGACGAGGTTCGCATCGAGTACGTCCTCAACGATGCGGTCGATACCGTCGTGGACACACTCTCTGGCGCTGGTATTACGGCTGGTGATTACCACGAGGTCGAAATCACGTGGAACATCACTGGCAATATCGGCATCACGCTGTACGACAGTGATGACAACGAACTTGGGACGGCTGGCGGTGAGGATACCGAACTCCTCGACGGCCACGCTGGCTTCAAGAGCGAGGACGCCACTGGAACGAAGCGCATCGACTGGTACACGACCAGCGCCGTCTCCGCGAACATCCGTGCGCTCGTCGGGGGAGTGAACGGCAACGTTGGCGCGCAGTCCATCACGAAGTTGCCGAGTCCCCCGAGTGGTGTCGATACGGTCACGAACCTGTACCCGACTGGCGACCCGAACTACAGAGACACCACCAACTCGAACTTCGTCGTCGGGACGAACCGAGAGACGGACGATGAACTCCGTGACCGAGCACAGAACGCCGTTGCGGGTGGTGGTGCGGCAACGCACGACGCCATCGTCTATCAACTCATCAACAACACCGAAGGCGTCTCCTCGGTAACGGTCTACGAGAACAAGACTGACACTGACCTCACTGGTAGTGGTGGACTGCCACCGCACTCGTTCGAGGTCGTCGTGTTCGGTGGCGAGGACAGCACTGTGGCCGAATCCATATTCGAGACGAAGGCCGTCACTGCACGCGATTACTCTGGCGCTAACGGTACTTCCGTAAATGTTACGGTTACGGCTGACTCGAACGGACAACAGAGGGACATCGAGTTCTCTCGCCCCGCAGAGTTGAACGTGGACCTCACTCTCGACCTCGTTGTGGACGACTCCTACGTTGGTGACAACGAACTTCGTGACGACATCGTAACCTATATCGGTGGAACGCTGTCTGATGGTGATGATGTGGTCGGACTCGGTGTGTCTGAGGACGTTCTCATCGACCAGATTCGGGACGTTGTTGTCGGGGACGACACTGGCGTCATCGGGTTCGACAGTTCCGTTGACGGCTCCCCCATCGAAGCAACGCCGAGTATCACGACGGTCGATGGACTCGACGTTATCGACGTGGGAGAGAACGAGGTAGCACAGTCTGACGCGAGTGACGCTTCAATCACTCTGAACACGAGGGAACTGTAAATGTCTGGAGAAATCACTGACAACCGAAACGTCACTGAGGCAGACGCAGAGTGGGAGAGTGGCATCGCTTTCGGTCCAAATACAAACACCTATCGACTGGTCAGAGCACTCGTCTCTCAGTACGACCGTATAGACGAAAACCTCGAAGACATCTATGACCAGCATCACGTCAACTCGGCTACTGGTGACGACCTCGACAAAATCGGGAACCTCGTAAACATCGACAGAAAGACAGGTGAATCAGACTCCCGATACCGAGCACGTATCAAGGGGAAGTTCCGCGCTTCAACCATCGGGACTACCTTCGATGAGTTCGCTGAATTTACGGCATCTGTTCTGAACACGAACATCAGTAACATCGACTTTCTGACCAGTTATGGAGCACGCCCTGCGGCGGTTTCTGTCTCTGCCCAGGGGAGCGTCTACAATAATGTCAACCTTACAGCAAGCGAAATACGGGACATTCTGGACGACGGTGTTCCCGCTGGCCACGAGGTTCGCGTCCTCGAAGGTGGTACGTTCCAACTCAAGGCCGACGGTGACACCGATGACCCCGATAGGGGACTCACGAGCGACGCCATCTCTACTGGTGGCACACTCGCCGCGGACTTGATATAGGATTAGGAGGGTACAGCCGATGACCACTCTAACTACGCACTACACAGAACACACGCATGGCCGACCTATTTAACAACTTCCCTTCGTGGGGTGAAACTGGTGCGTACCCAACCGCTGGTTTCTTCTACGAGGGCGGCGACCAGGTGAACGAAAAGCACATGGACGCCCTCTGGAACGGGGTCAAGACCCATATCGACAACCTGAATACGGGGATTCGGGACCGTGTGAGGGACATCACGGGCGATGTGGTACTCGACCAGGGCCTTGTCGCTTCCATCGGCTCGGGTACACGAGAGGTCGATGTAACGGCCTCGTCCGCTGGTGCGTATGTGGACGGCCAGAAGACTGGTAGCACGTCCGCCACGACTCTGACCCACATCGCAAACGGCGGTGGCTCGACCCGCACTGACGTTGTGTGGGTGAACACGAGCGGCACGGTCGGCAAGACCGAGGGTACGACGACACCCTCGAACGACCGCATGAAACTCGCTGAAGTGGACGTGGCAACCGACGACACCATCTCTGCCGTGCGGAACTACGCAAGGGACCATCGGTTCCTCATCGCAAGTGAGCAAGAGCCGTCGAGTGGCGAGCCTGGCGACCTCTGGCAGGACATCACGAGCAACCGTGAGAACGTCTACCAGAACGGTGACTGGCGCACGCTCATCACGAACGAGGACGACGTAACGCTCACCGCTGGCGACGGCCTCGATGGCACCACGACCGTAGACCTCGTGGGCG